GCTGTTTCTGATGACGTCAAGTATGCTGTATTTGACGATATGAGGGGTGGTATTTCTTTTTTTCATGGATGGAAAGACTGGCTAGGCAGCCAGCCAGAGTTTATGGTCAAAGCGTTGTACCACGATCCTAAATTGTTCAAGTGGGGGAGGCCTAGCATTTGGTGTGCGAATAAGGATCCGCGCACGGAAATGTATGAGTCACACAAATTCGGTGAACGAATTTTCAAAACAGGTTTTGGTCAGGAGGATATTGATTGGTTGGAAGCAAATTGTATTTTCATTAATGTGGAGGAGCCTATCTTTCATGCCAGTACATAGTAGCTGTAGTATCAAATCTCAATAAAGATGTTGAAGTGCCTATCAAGTTGCTAAAAAAATCAACTATGAACACGTCACCCATTCCCTTGCCAGGTGCGCTCCAATAACTAGAGTCCTGAAACTGTCCACTTTCATCCTCGTCATAGCGCATGGTACGATTAATTGTGTGGGTCCGACGCGTAATCTTCAGGGTTCCACTGTCGTTGCCTGATCTGATGACTGTAGTCTTGTCGTAATGTTTATTCATAGAGAGCGTATCGATTGGAGCGGTCATAGGGTCCGTCCAGTCTTTCCCTTGCTGACCTCTAAACAGGTCACCGAGTACGATAGTTTGACTAGCGGCGCTGCCTGCATATTGGTCCCACTGTTGTAGTAGCCGTCCAACACCATTGGACGTTTCGATGTAAGGGGCGGCGTTCTTTCCCGATGTAGCTTCAGCTGTAACAAGTCTACGCCACTCTGGTGCCTTAGTGGACACTACGATGCGTCTCCACATCCAAGGGATGGAATCGCTGGTAGTAAGGCGGATCTTCTCCGAAAGGAGGCGTTGATAGACGGTGGACGATGTGCGTCCTGACTCGAACACACTGCTGTTTGCGATGGCGTTACTATCTGTGAGATCTCTTGCGGTTGGACTCCAGAGAATCATGTTGGTTCTTCCACCCTGGAAAACCATACCAACACCGGGGCGAGCATCATTTGTTGGGGCTCCGTTGTCGCCATTGTATGATACTGCTTGCATGGTATCACGCTTCTTTTTTGTTGTGATATTCAAGATCTTTCTTCTTGTCATCTTCGGGCGGTACGTTCTCTTTGTTCTCGTGGTCCGACCACCAAACTTTCTTCTTGGTGGGGCTCGCTTGAATGTTCTCTTTCGGGCGTAGCGCGTACGTCGATTGGGAAAGCGTGGCATCTTGGCGGGAAAATGTTGGGGGAGGGGAAGGGGGTTGAGTGCAGTAGCAATCTCGGTTGTGGGGAATTCCGTGCTTCAAGTGGAGGCCAGAGCACGAAAAGGACATTGCGTATGATGAAGTTCATCAAGCCGCGAGAGGGGGAGGCCAGGTATTTATAGAGGGCCTGTGTCCGCTGTTCTGGGTATAATATTAGTTTCCCAGAACACGCTGCCAGGAGCACACTTTGTTATCACGTGCCACATGTTATTTATCAATTCCAAGTATGTGCTTCTCACCTATGCACAATGCGGAGACCTTGATGAATGGGCTGTCAACGATCATTTGTCATCACTCGGCGCTGAATGTATCATCGCCAGAGAGTTACATCCAACAACTGGAGGAGTTCATCTTCACGTGTTTGTTGATTTCGGCCGCAAATTCCGTTCTCGACGCGTGGACATTCTCGATGTGGAGGGCAGGCACCCAAACGTTAGCCCATCTAAAGGAACTCCAGAGAAAGGATACGATTATGCAATCAAGGATGGAGACGTTGTCGCGGGAGGGCTCGAGCGGCCGCGCGGAGGTCGACCTGGAACGCTTAGTGGCCTCACGGCGATTGCTCACCTTTGCGAGACTCAGGACGAGTTTCTCGAAATATACGGAGAAGTGGATACAAGAGGCCTCATCAAGAATTTCGCAAATGTCCGATCCTATGCGAAATGGAGATACGCTGGTACACTTCCCAAGTATGAGTCACCCTCCAGCTTTGGAGAGTTCCGTGGAGGTGATGATGGAAGAGATTTGTGGTTGGCACAATCTGGAATACGATCTGGAGACGTGGATGTAAGTAAGTTGTTCCAATGGGCGGGGCGGGGGAAAAAGAGCCAGGGGGTGCCCGCAATGGCAACTCGGGGGGACCCCCAGCCCCCCCCCTCCCTCGTGGCCAAAGCTCTCATCGATTAATCTGTCTTGCTAGGACCTAAATCATTGGTTTTATATGGGCCATCACGAACTGGAAAAACGTCATGGGCCCGTTCACTCGGTCCTCACGTGTATTTTGGTGGGGCGTTTTCAGGGGGTGATGCCTTAGCTGTTTCTGATGACGTCAAGTATGCTGTATTTGACGATATGAGGGGTGGTATTTCTTTTTTCCATGGATGGAAGGACTGGCTAGGCAGCCAGCCAGAGTTTATGGTCAAAGCGTTGTACCACGATCCTAAATTATTCAAGTGGGGGAGGCCTAGCATCTGGTGTTCCAATAAGGACCCCAGGGAGGAGATGTATGAGTCACATAGATTCGGAGAGAAGATTTTCAAAAAGGATTTTGGTCAGGAGGATGTTGATTGGCTGAATGCTAACTGCGTATTTGTGGAGATAAACTCCCCTATCTTTCATGCCAATACATAGACGCCTCCGGCTCATATTTCAATAGACTTGCTGCTCCTCCAATGAAATTGCTAAATAAATCAATTACAAACACGTCGCCCATGCCTTTTCCGTAAGAACTCCAAAATGACGAATCTTGAAACTGTCCATTTTCATCCTCAAAATATCTGAATGTACGATTGAATGTATGGGTACGACGAGTCACGCGGTATGTACCACTGTCGTTGCCTGATTTGATGGTGGTTGTCTTGTCGTAATGTTTGGTGATCGTGATGTTGTCGATCGGGGCCGTGATTGGATCGGACCAGTCCTTCCCCTGCTTGCCCTTGAACATCTCATCAAAAATTAGACTTTGGGTGGCGTTGTTGCCACCAGCGTTGTCCCACTGTTGCAGTAGCCTGCCATAACCATTGGATGTCTCAATGTAAGGGACTGGATTCTTGCCACCAGCTGACTCGGCAGCTGTAAGTACACGGAACACGGGACTTTTAGTGCTGATAACAATACGCCTCCATATCCATGGCGTCGAATCATTGGTACTCATGCGGATCTTCTCGGAGAGGAGTCGGATAAAGATCGTCGATGCACTGCGTGATGACTCATAGCTAACGCCATTGGCGACCCCGTTGGCGTCGGTGAGATCCCTAGCGGTGGGACTCCACATTAACATGTTTGTTCTTCCTCCTTGTAACACAGCGCCGACACCAGGTCGAGCTGTATTTGTTGGTACTCCTGCATCTGTGTTGTAGGACACTGGCTGCATCGTATCACGCTTTTTGCGCGTGGTGATGTTCAGCACTTTTCTTCTTGTCATCGTGGATCGGCGGTATGTTCTCTTTGTTCTCGTAGTCCGACCACCATACTTTCTTCTTGGGCTTCGCTTGAATGTTCTCTTTCGGGCGTAGCGCGTAGTGCGCCTCGCAAAGCGTGGCATCTTGGCGGGAAAGTGTTGGGGGGAAAGCGGGGTAACAATCTCGGTTGTGGGGGATTCCGTGCGCAAGGTGCAGTCCAGAGCAAGTGAATGACATCGCGAGGTACTTCGTAAAGGGCTGCGATGTGGGAGGGAGGGCAGGTATTTATAGAGGGCCTGTGTCCGCTGTTCTGGGTATAATATTAGTTTCCCAGAACACGCTGCCAGGAGCACACCTTTGTTGTCACGTGCCACATGTTATTTATCAATTCCAAGTATGTGCTTCTCACATATGCACAATGCGGAGACCTTGACGAATGGGCTGTCAACGATCATTTGTCAGCACTCGGCGCTGAATGTATCATCGCAAGAGAGTTACATCCAACAACTGGAGGAGTTCATCTTCACGTGTTTGTTGATTTCGGCCGGAAATTCCGTTCTCGACGCGTGGATATACTCGATGTGGAGGGTAGGCACCCAAACGTTAGCCCTTCTAAAGGAACTCCAGAGAAAGGCTACGATTATGCGATCAAAGATGGAGAAGTTGTTGCAGGAGGGCTCGAGCGGCCGCGCGGAGGTCGACCTGGCACGATTGCTGGACTCACGGCGATTGCTCACCTCTGCGAGACTCAGGACGAGTTTCTCGACATATACGGAGAGGTGGATACAAGAGGCCTCATCAAGAATTTCGCTAATGTCCGATCCTATGCGAAATGGAGATATGCTGGCACACTTCCCAAGTATGAGCCACCCGCAGGGTTTGGAGAGTTCCGTGGAGGAGATGATGGGAGAGATTTGTGGCTGGCACAATCTGGAATACGATCTGGAGACGTGGTGAGTAGTAAGTCTTTTCCAATGGGCGGGGCAGGGGAAAAAGAGCCAGGGGGTGCCCGCAATGGCAACTCGGGGGGACCCCCAGCCCCCCCCCTCCCTCGTGGCCAAAGCTCTCATCGATTAATCTGTCTTGCTAGGACCTAAATCATTGGTT